GATTTCCATGCCGCAAAGATACAAAAAATGTATCGGATATCGACCATATTTGGTTAGGCTCTGCCCACGGACTCTTGCGCCTGAGCCCAGAATTCTTTGAGGTTCATGACGGAGGCATAGTATTTACGCGAGAACCAGCGTCGTCTGCGGCGCGGATTATCGCGTCCGATGTCGCCGCCGTTGCCACGCGGCGTGTTGGAGCCTGTGCCGTAGTCCTGAAAGAGTCCGTAGGTGCGGAACTGTTGCGAGAGCGACACTTCCGTAAACTTGCCGTCGGCTGCAAGCCCCACGGCAACCACGGAGCGGTAAAGTGCGCCGGTGTCTATGACGCCGAGCAGCGCAATTTGCTCTCGCCAGATTTTGATCATCGTGTCGTTGAAGGCGGTGACGTATCTTCGGCGATCCTCCTCGGGGTTACCCGTTCCACTCTTCTTCATGGTATCTTAGATCGGTAAAAACGTCAACCGCCACTTGGAAGTATGCGCAAGCGCATCCGGAGAAGAAGTAGCTGTCGATTTCCGTGAAAGTGATACGCGGGTCAAGGTAGATGCAGTTCTGCTCCAACTTGACACGTTCGAGGATGAGCACCGACATGAACTGTCGGAAGAGTTCGCGCATGGTTTCCATACATTCGGCGCGCGCGTCCATGTCGTCCAGTGGATGGCGCATGGCGAAAAACACGGTTTTGACGCGGCGTGTTTTCGGGGTGTTGTTCAGCTCCGTGTAGCCGTTTGCGATGTCGCTGACGGCGACCATTGCCGAGGCGGTTTGCAGTTGGTGAAGTGCTTCCTCGAAGCCTTCAAGCCCCGAGACTCGGCAGAAAACAAAGTTTTCGGATTGAGCGAGTTTGTTGGTTGCGGTGAGGTTGCCGAAAAAGTCGGTTGCGTTCCAAATTCCGTTGAGCATATGCATGAGTAATAATTGGTTACTGCTTAAACTTCGAGTGAAGCTGTCGGTATTCTTTAGCTTGGGCGTTGAGTTCCGTGAGCGCTCGCCACGTGTCGAGGGCGAGTATTTCCCGCTCTTTGGTGATGTCGCCTTTGGTGAGCGCACGGATCTGAGCGTCCATAGATTCCTGAAGCTGCGCGCCGATGTTCGGTGAGCTGCCCATCAGGTTTTCGGAGTCGCTGTTCAGCGGCTGAAAGAAATCCGGGAAGCGTTTCGCGAAAAAGTCTTTGAGCGAGACAAACCAGTAGAAGACATTTATTCGCGTGAAAGGTTTTAGGTAAAAGGTAAGGGGTAAGAGTTTGGAGAGGTTAAAGGTAAGTGGTAAGAGGTGAGAGTGTTTTGGATAGAGGTGGGTGGAGAGTTCATCGAGGAAGGAGTCCTGATGCGTGTGCAGGAAACCTTGGTAGAGGTTTTCGCAGATGAGGAACGTCTCGAACGGTACGCCCTGAAAGTCGGCAGGTAGGGCATGGCGATGACCGATGCGCGGAAGTCGGATTGGGGTTTGCGGTAGCTGCCCAATCCAGTTGAGTTCCGTAATCATCTCCGCAACTTGCTGCGGAGTGACGGCAAACTCGTCTTTGCCGAGTTTGAGGAGGTATTGTTCATCGCCATATCGGCTGATGAGTCGGGCGCCTGACCAACGGAAGAGGCATAGTGCCTTGATTTCGTCGATGTGGTAATCGGCGGCGAGTAGCTTGAAGAGGTATTGCAGCTGTTGTTCGCTGAGTTCCGACCAAGATTTCGGAACGTTGAAATTGATTGTAGACATGACAAAGTTAGAAGAAGTAGCCGGGCGAGGATTTGGTGTTGGTGAAAATGGGTGGAGTGAAGAGTTTGGCGGTAGCCGACTCGTGCCACTCCGGGAAGTCTGCGTCATGGTTGCGGATGTGGTTGACCACATCGACCATGCGCCTGACGTTGATTTGCTCACCGTTGAGCACTGCGCAGACCTGTGAGCGGACACTTGCCACGACGAATTTGTCGGCGTCGCGCAGTTCGCCGTTTGCGGCACGTTGGCGCAGCACGGTGAGGAGTTCTTGTGAGAAGAAGTCCTCGGCAAGCAGCGCTTCAACTTCAAGGATTTTGGGGCGCAGCTCCAGGAACTTGTTCCACCGGTCGGTTGGAGCGTCGCCAAGCGTTTTCACAACGTCAATGTTGGGGAAGAGCGTGGCTGCGAACCACTGAAAGCGCTCCGAGGCAGTCCATCCGGACACTGTCGGTAAGCATGGAATCAGCAGCTCGATATCGTTGTCGCGTTGCTCCGTCATCGCGGCGAGTAGTCGGTCAACGCGCTGTTTTGAGGCGGGCGCAACATTGTTGTTGCTGACCACTCCGAAGCCGTTAGGCGTGAGAATAAGGTCGAGGGAGGGAATGGCGCGCCGGAAAGCCTCGGCAACGATTATGCGCGCCGCCAAGGTCTTTGTGACGTCGCCATCGGAGAAACGGACAATGGTGTTGAACGGAGCCTCGGCTGTGAGGTTTACCTTCATCCACTGCTCTGCGGCATCGAGGTGAGGTGTGAGCTTATCAAAGAGCGAGGTTTCTCCCTTGACTGTGAGTTGAATGTTTGAGAGGAATTGGCGCAGTTGTTCCTCAGTTGTTATCAGATTGGGCATTGGTGGTTACGGGTTTAGCATCGGCGTGTTCGTCGAGGGTGGTTAATTGAATGAAAGGAACGTCCACGGTTACTCCCTGCCATGCGTTGAATCGGATGATGATGCGATGGACGGTGAAGAGCAGGTCGTGGTATGGTTTCTGAAGAGCCTGGGCGATGGTGTAGAGTTCTCTTTTGTCTGACCCACTGTTATTTGACTGACTTTTGCCGGGCACGGAGCCGACAAGATTCGAGTGTACTCGTAGAGTGAAACAGATAATGTTGATGGCTTCCTGAATGTCGCTTTCCCAATCGCCGCCCTCCTTGTCGGTATCTATTTTGTTGATGACCACGTCGTGCGACTCTCTGCCGTCGGGTGTTTGGTAGAACATGGAGAACCAGACTTTGCCGGAGTTCTCGACGCCTGTGAGGAAATCGAGGATTTTCTGTTTTTCGGCGACGATGCGAGCTTGTTGCTTGCCGCGGTCGGTGATCCCTTCGGACTTGAAGATAGATTCCCAATAGCGGTTGCTGACCTCGATTTGGTATTTAATGGGTGCGGTGTTGCGAAGTTTAGCCTCTTTGGCGATGCCGATGAGCTGCTTGATGTTGTACCACTTGCCTTTGAAGAGTGCGGCGTAATACGGCATGGGGTAATATGTGCTGTCGGGTGTGGGCACACGGGTCACGATTGCGAACTTTCGCAGTTTTGGGGAACCGGTGATTGGGGATTGGGAACCGGGGGTAGGGGATTGGGAACCGGGTTCCATGTTCCCCGTCCCTAATCCCTTTTCACGCTGCAAGCGTGATTGCAGATCTCGCCACGGTGCGGATGGGTTGAGAAGGTCGATTTGCTCAATTTCATTCTCGTAGTTGACCGACTTGCGCCAGTTGCCGTAAAGCACTTTGGGGATGACGCCGCGGCTGTCGGCAGGTGCAAAGCGGCAGTAGCAAGCCTCTTTGCGCAGTAGCCGAACAATCTTCGTGCCATCGGCATTGAGGATGATGACGCTGACGGCAAAGCCGAAGTGTTTGAAATCCTGACAGACTCCGAGGAAGTAGCTTGCGAGGTCGTTGTCGAGACAGAAGTCGTCGACTTCGTTGCGAGTGGTGGCGGTGGCGCCATCGCAGTTGTAGACAAGCCCGGAGCCGTAGCATACTTCGGCATTGAAGAGTTGGCAGGTGGAGAGCGTTTCGTCCTTCTCGATGAGGTCGAGGATGTTGAACGGCATTTGGTTGTCGCCTCCCCAGGGTATGTAGCTGAGTCGGTCGGAGATTTTGACCGGTGCGATGTCGATGTCGTCCTTGAAAACGGTCGACGAGTTGACGGTGAAGGCTGCTCGGGCGTGTAGTCCGAGCAGGTTCTCAACGGAGTTGAAGTTAAGTTCTTGCATGGCGGTGGGTTGGGGTTTACAGGTAGACTTCGCAATCGTTGATGCGGAAGATGCAGCAGTCGCGCACCTTGCGGATTTGTCCGCTGGAG